TTCCCTGAAAGGACGGCTGATGCCCTAGGGTTTAAGGCCGCGATACAGTCGATCTGTCCGTAGAGAACGGAAGACTCATGCTGCGGCGTATCTTTGACGTACAGGAGCAGACTGAGTCATGAATGAGCGCGAGATCAAGGCTGTGGTAGACGAACAAGCCAATGACGATGGTCTGTGGTTCATTCCGGTGACAATCACCGAGGACCATCTTCAGCGCGCCTTGCGCCGACTCCATGCCGCGATCGAGGGTAAATCGCCGCAGCAGTGTGCCATCGAAACGCTAGTCAGATTGGGCAAGTAACCGCCATGCGCGATGTTCTGAGAGACCCGAAGTATAATCCGGCGAAAGCCATTCCGTTTTCCTTCCACGAGGGGGACCGGGTAGCCAAGCGCGGCGGGGATTATTCGTTTGTTGGTGTGGTGCTGGCCGCCTTTTCCAAGCGCAGCGGCAGTCCTCGGTACGCCGTCGAGAATGACGATGGACTGATTCATATCTTCAACGGCGAGCAACTAGTGCTCGTACCTGACAGGGCGGTTTGTTCAGAACGATCACGCGGCCCATTGGGCTTAGATTGAGAACCGGCATGAGTCACGCAAAGATCGGAAGCAGCGGTTAGGACAACAGCGACAATCATGGCAACCCAACAAGCAATCAATGCCGCTAACGCGATCCCGTTTTCCTTCCACGAGGGGGACCGGGTAGCCAAGCGCGGCGAGGACCGACAATGGAAAAAGGAGAATGAAAGATGGCAATCCACGATCGTCGCATGACGCAAATTGATCAGGTGCGGCAATTGATCCAACAAATTGAAGCAGAAAGGGTTAAGATAGAAGAATCATTGGAAGCCATCAGCGAATATGCCGAGCGGTTACGCGCGGCCACGACTGATGCTGGGCAGCGATTGATTGGGCGCGGATGAGCGCAGTGTGATGGCCCATCTTAGTCGCCGCCAATTGTTGGCCTCAGCTGCTGCTGTGCCCCTGGCCTCAGCGCTGAGCCCCGTTGGTCGGTTGTTTGCTCCTCAGATTGAATTCATCGCACCAACGCTTCACATAAGCCAAGCAGCCCGCCACATCGGAGAAATACGCCTGAACAGACAGCCATGTACCGGGGAGCTGGTCTGGATCGTATACAACGGCGTCAATTGGGTACAGGTATGAGCACAGCATTCATTGTGTTGGCGTTGATGTGCGCCATCATAGCATTGCTGCCAAGTAAGTTTGATCCAGCTATTCGCTTGAAAGAATGGCTACAAAGAAAAAAATAGCGCGCCGTAAGCGCGCCAAGGCTGGGAGGGAGAGCTCACTACCACGTAGTGCGAGGCCGCACGTATGCGACCCCGCTGTTTGACGCGCGCAGGTTCTCCTAAGCTGGCTTCGGTGTTCCTGGAGGCTGTTCAGCGATTGGATGCGTCGGAGCTGGCGGAGGAGGCTGGATCAGAAACCAGACACCACCAACACCAACGACATAGACGTGGACCAACGCTTTGTCGCCTGTATCCGGCACACCTGGAGGCGGCGGGATCACGATCGGATGGGTCGGTGACTGACCATCTCCTGGCTCCGGAGGCTTTTCACCCGGAGGAAGCGGAATGTAGATCGGCGGCGTTGGCATTGGCACATTGCCACCGCCCCAAATGCCGGGAGGTTGACCACCGGGCGCGATCGGATGCGACGGATGACCAGGGCTCGGCCAAATCCCAGGCGGTTGACCACCGGGAGCGATCGGGTGCGACGGATAGCCAGGCCCTGGCCATACACCGGGAGGAGGACCACCGGGTGCGATCGGGTGTGACGGATAACCAGGGTCGGGCCAGATGCCAGGCGGCGGGCCACCGGGGGCAATTGGATGCGATGGATAACCAGGGCTCGGCCAGATACCGGGAGGCGGACCACCAGGAGCAATCGGGTGTGACGGCCATCCAGGGACACCATACCCCGGATCAACAGGACCACCACCGCCGCCGCCGAGCGGCGTAATCAACGCAAAGAACGATTGCATCTTTGACTCCTTCGGGTTGTTTGACTTTCCAACTTACTGGCAGTTGCCTCACAAATCCAACGTTTCTTTTATGCAGGACTTTGGTTGTTACGGCAAGAAGTTAATCATGTGTTGTCCTTCTTTTTTTCATCCATCTGGCCATAAACTCAAGATCAACCAGACCGTTGTGGCCAGCAACGCTAGCACGATCATCATGATGATGACGAAAAAACGCCGCTGTTTGTCAGACATTAGGGTGGCGCATAAAGCAAGCCAGTGGAATGGTCACGACAGACCTTGTCCTCCCCGATCTGAAACACTTCCAAACCTTTGGCCTGGCAGTTGGCTTCCAGCTCCAGCGCGCCGTGACGAGTGTAGAAAAACATCGCCAACAACACCACGCCAATGCCGACCAGGATCGCAGCGGTGATCAGATGCCGATTCATTTTTCAACATCCCTCGCAGATCGCCGGAGGTGGTGGCAAGATCGGCGGATCAGGATAATTAGACGTGGTGAAAGATAGGCACGCTAACCCCAGCCACACCGAGCAGTGTTAGCAAGACCCAGATGACTATCAACACCAGGATCAAGATCAGCAAAATCTGAATGATCCTGCGGAACGGTTCTGGCAGCGGTATCAGCGGCAGAATTTGCTGAATCGCCCACCACAACACGCCCAAGATTATCAGCACAACAATGATGGATATCAAGGTTCCAATCATGGCGCTCTCCCTATTTTTGTTCTAGCAGCTTGTGCACCTGTTCACACGTTTCAGCGACATTCACATTTTTACCATCTGTGGTGAACACAATGCAGTTAGTATTTGGCGAAAAATGATCTGTGCCTTTGCGCACAGAGCGTAAACTCGTGACATGATGCGGATCAACCTCAATCGTCTGGCTGTCTGGGCCATGTAAGGTGATCAAGCCAAGTGCAACTAATTCGAGCATCATGCTTCGTCTGCGTCCACAAACTTCCAATGCACCTTGCCCTTGCCGTCGATGCCAAGCATTTCTGCCAAGGCAGGGCTCAGATCAATGCCTGCGTCGTTGCTCGGCACCTGGCCTTTGTTTGGTCCACGTGGCAGCGGTGTGCCATTGTGATTGCAGGTCTCAGCCAGCGGCCGCGCGTCGCCAAACACATAGTCCTCGTCGTCCACCAGCCACGGACCCTTGTCGCGAATCTCCCCAATCGCGCTCAGCTCATCATTGGCAGTGAACACACGCACGCCACGTTCACGCACCTCAGCGTCTGTGATGTTGGCGGGCAGCGACACATAAAGATCTGTGTCATTCAGGTATTCGCCGCGCCCTTGGCTATCATAAGGTGGATAGGCTGAGAACTCTCCATCCGCTTCACCACCGAACACCGTTGCGGTGATGTTCTTCTGATTGGCCGGGATGCCGTCATCGTTTTCTTCTTCAGTGGGCGGCGCGGCACTGCCATGAAAATCTTCCCCATTGACCACCACATGCACATTGCCCAGCGCCGCCAAATTCATCAACACCCTGTCAGTGCAAACTGGAGTGCCAACAATGTGGGTCTCGCCATTGGCAACAACGGCCACATTGCCGCGCGCCGCAACAGTGATCTCAACATAGTTTTCCTCCGGCGGAAGCTCACCAGGCGGAAGGTCTACTGGTGGCTCACTGGGCACCTCTTCGCCAGTGACACTTTCCGCGATGGCTTCGCAGATGCGCTCGAAGTTGGCCCGATAGGTGTTTGAGTCTCCACTGTTATCACAAAAGCAGACTTCCAGCAGGATGGCTGGCTCTTCTGTATTGTTGAGGAAATATAGATCGCCTCTGTACTTGGCACCGCGATTGGTGAATGGTCCAGCGGCTGCGATGGCTGAAGACACTTTGGAGGCGAGCGACGACTGGCTCACATAGAGCACTTCCACACCGTGCGCCGAACCATCATAAGCGTTGAAGTGCACGCTCACATCCAGGTCGCGATCCTGGGCGTTGTGATAATTCACGATTGTTGCCAGATTGGTAGACTGGTCGTGGCTGGTGTCATCGTGGAATGTTTTCACTTCCACGCCCGCCGCGCGCATCAGCTCAGCGACCGCTTCAGTGACCTGCCGAGCCTCGTCCACTTCGTCCAGTTGCGGTGGCACGGGATAACCGGATGCGCCACGAATATACTTTCCGTGGCCGGAGCTGATTACGATCTTCATGGTTCCTCGCTTTGAACCTGCGCCAAGTGTGCCTAACGACCTGGCAAGTTCTACAGGTCATCTGAGCCTCTTTTCCAATTCATCAATGCGCTTGTGAGCGCTCTGCAGCGCTTCGATCAACAGCGGCACAAATTTAGAGTAATCAATGCCATAAGGCCGAAACTTTTCTTTGTCCTCGGGTTCGCCCTGACCAAGGGCAACAGCAGCAGGATAAACCTTGCGCGCGTCCTGAGCAATAATTCCAATTGCTTTGCGATTGTCTGGCAAATGGCTCCATTCAAAATCTTTCACCTGTAACTGATCTAAAATCTCGCGCCCACGAGTGAATGAAGTGATATTGCGTTTCATCCTAGCGTCTGAAGCCGTAGTGTAGGCCACGCCAGCATCTTCAATAATAATGTTGCCAGCCACTTGTCCACCTGATTGAATGAATATTTGTGCGTAACTGCTGCCTCCGGCGTCGGCCCGCGCGCCAAAAAATGCAAACCCATAAGTAGCATCCATAATCATGGCGGCTTGACTGCCACCCGTTAAATAAGTAATAAAATTGCCATTGGTGCGTGGCCCAATAGCTACTGTGCCAAAAGAACGACTGATTGCTAAAGGGGTATTTAAAAAGGCACCACTATCATAATAACTTTGCACACTAAAATCTGATCCAGCATTGCCTCCGGATTCTGCTGCGGTGGTGGAAAAAATTCCCCAACGCGTGTGGGCTAAATCAGTTTTGTAAAACGCAATGCCGCTCGCGCCACCTGGTTTGGACACTACGTTAAAAACTGCTGAGCCAGAAGGCGCGACCAGCGCACTGTTGGCATTATTTATAGTGAGTGCTCCTGAGAGCGCACCGCCCGTCAGGGGCAAATAATTAGCGAGTTGCGCTGGCAGCATATAGCCTTGCGCTTGCACATAAGCGGTGGTCGCGATCTTGGTCGTGTTGTCTGCGGTCGGGGGTGTTGGTGCGGCGGTAATCCCAGTCAGGTTAGGACTGTCAATGGTTGTTACGCCAGTGGCACGATTGATCGCAATAGGCGTGCCCAGCACGCTCGTGCCATTGTCCGCATAGCGGGTGATGTTGAAGTTGCTGCCCGCATTGCCGCCCGTTTCACTGGCTCCATCGTCCACTACCACATCCCAGCGCGCACTCGTTCCGTTGAGCCCGGTGACCTTGGCCCCTGTGGGTGTTTGAATATTCAAATTGCCGGTCATGGTGCCACCGGCCAATGGCAGATAATTTGGATTGCCCACAGCCCATGCGTTGTTGCGACGGGTGTAATAGTTACCATCATTCGGCGCATCAACCTGAATGGGATCCGCGATCCAAGCCGCATTGCGCCGGGAATAAAGTGTACCGTTGCTCGCTGCGTCCGGTATGCCACCTGACGCGCCGCCCGTGGACGATAGCGTGCCAGTGGACGGGTCGAAGCCCATGCCACCACCGACCACAATTGGCGCCCAAGCGCCACCCGCTGTGCGGAAATAGATGGCGTTGGTATTGGCACCCGCGAGCGAAGTCAGATCCGCGTCCAGCGGCTGGTAATTGGAACAATAGGCTGTGGTCGCAATCTGGTTGGTGTTGGTGTTCGGTGCTGGTGTGGGCGCGGTGGGCGTGCCTGTCAGCGCCGGAGAAGCCAGTGGCGCAGCAACCGCTGCAATTGCTGACTGGGTGAAAGCTGTCGTGGCCACTTTGGTAGTGGCGTCATTCGCCGCTTGAGTTGTGGTTGTGGGTGAACCGGGCAGCGCTGCATTGATTTTAATGCCCAGCGCGTTGATCCCAGAAACGGCTAGCGTTGTGTCATACTGCACCACTAGATTGGTGCCATTGAGTTGCAGCGGCGCGGTCACCGTCTGCACAATATCAGAAGGATTGCCCGGATCACCTTTCGGCCCTGGTGGGCCAACTGCCCCTGTGGTCCCTGGTTGCCCGGTTTGATTGAGGTTCCAAGCCGTGTAGGTGCTGGTGCCAGCCAATAGATCAACGTTGATGGTAATGTCGTTGCCGCTCCTGGCGGTGATCGCGCCTTCCACCCAATTGCCAGGCCATGAGGTGGCGACCGCATGCACGCGCATGCCAACGGTGAAGCCGACGTTAACCTCGTTGAGCGCAAAGGTGACTGGTCCAGTGCCCACCGTGACCGACGAATTGCTAGTCGCCGAAAGCAGCGTCAACGGCGCATAGGGCGCGACCTTGATGATTGGAACAGCAGTTGTGATCGTCATAAACTTCGCTCCATGGTCTTCGTCCTAGTGGATTACTCCAAACATATTCGTGGTAAGGGTCAAAGCACCGCCGCCTACTTGATAAATACCATACATAGCGTGGAATCCTTCAGCCAAGTTTCCGGTATATTGAGCACTCAGGCTGAACAGATAACCCCCGGTTGCTGTTTCAGTAAAACCTTGAAACGCACCGGTGACTACTGTCGTGCTATCAATACCAATTCCTAGATAGCTAGTGGTGATGGCGGTATTAGAGCCATAGCCGCTGCCGGTAATATCAGCAACATCGTCGGCAAACAGAACAAAGAAGAGATTAGCTCCAGTACCCGTCCACACTGTTGATGCGCCACCTGAGAAAGAGTTTGCGGCAGTGAGAGCGGCGGGAGCACGATTAAACCACGACCGCACATAACGTGCCCCTGGTGCATCGCTGAACTGATTGGCAGCAGTGGTATAGATCATGCCAATCAGTGAGCGTGTATCATCACCGCTCTTGATCTCAGTACCGACATTCCCTGCTGTGGCACTGGTCGCACGACCAGTTGAAAAATCCGCCGTCAACACACCAGCATTGTTGAAGCAGTAGACGTAGTACAAACCGCTGGCGACAAGGTTCTGACCAGCTACGCCATTGAGGTAGATGCCGGTGTTGTTCAGCCCAGCAATTCCGGCGCTAGGAATTGCGTAGACTGTGCCGTTGATCTTTATCCGGTCACCCTTGTACGGTGCAAACTTGAGTTGCGTGCTACTGACAAAAGTCAATCGACCAGATTCTGTCACCAGATACGGGTCGGTAGGGCTGATTGGACCCGGTGTCCCTTGCGGACCCGTTGGCCCTGCTGGCCCTGTTGGTCCAGGCGGACCACCAGAAGGTCCGGGCTGACCTGGAACGCCTGTGACGTTAATGTTCCAATCGCTCGGCATTATTATTTTCCACGATTATCAAACCAACCAATAGTTCCCATATAAAAGCCACCGGCAAGCACTGGTGCAGCTCCCACGCGAATTTGCGAATTGGTGTTGGTGCGTATTTGATAGTGCCCAGCTGACAAGCCACCACCGGAAGGAGCCTGCCCTAAACTTATTGCACCAGTCCCTGCCGGATTATCGATTGATGAAATATATATATTTGATGTTATAGAGGTCTGAACGGCGGTAATTAGCGCAATGGTCTTTATGCCAGGCGGTGTTGACAATGTGAATATAGTTCCACCAGGGTTAACAGCGACAGCTGCATTACTGGCAACCTCATATCCATTATCAAACCCCCACAAAAACTGATCACCAACTTGTACGAACGACAGAATTTGCGACGACGCATTCGTTTTAATTGTTCCAATGCGTCGCTTCTTCGTATAACCTGGAGGCAACGTAGGCGTCGTAGCTCCTATCATCACGTCAACAATATTTGTATCAGTACGCATAATTAGAAAGACGTGATACCAAGTATTCGCTATCAACGTAGAGCCGTAGGTGTTCGCACCATTGCCGCTGCCAACTGCCCAAGGTGCATTGCAATTCTTGGTAAAAGTTGTAGACAACAACATCATGACAACGGCGTTGTCGTCAGAAGCCGCTCCACCCGAAGCGATGTCCAGCACCGTAGCTGGCGTGGTCGTATCATTCGATAATGTTAAACCACCGAGATAGTTTGGCAGCACCGGCACGTTGTAGGGCGAAATCATCGAACTGATAAGATCGATGGTTACGCTCAATGTTGTGCCACTATAGGCAGTACAGGCTCCTTCCATCCATTGCGTTGGGTCACTGTTAGATGAGAGCCGAGTACGAACTCCCGGAGTATAAGCCAATCCAGCCTGGGTTGTGACCGTAATCGGCCCAGTCGCAATTGGATAATTTGTCACACTGGTTGCTAGATACCCCGGTCCCGCTGGTCCTGCTGGTCCACCTGATGGACCCGGTACACCTTGTTGTCCTGCGAGATTGATGTCCCAACCAGTCGGCATTATTTGCCTCGATTATCGGTCCAGCCCTTAGTGACAATATACAGTCCAGTCACAGAAGCTGATGCCACATAGCTGATTTGCGAGCTTGTATTTGTACGAATTTTGAAATCTCCGCAGCCTGCTATACCGCCAGGACCGTATAAGCTCGCATTACCTGCCGGAACAAAATAGCCACCTAACGGCTGATCTGGCGATTGAAATACCACCGCATTGCCTGCTGCTGGCGCAAAATCAGCCGTAAAATAGCCGACTGTTTTAATCCCAGCCGGAAGCGATAAAGTCAATAATGAAACAGTAGTACTCGCTGAAATGTTGTTTGCATCAGTAACAGGAACTGTCCACAGAAAGTCATCGCCCAACTGAGTAAATGCCAAGATGTGCGCCGAGGCATCCGTCTTGATTGACCCGATACGCCGCTTGCGTGTGTAGTTCGTTGGCAAAGTCGGTGCGGTTGCACTAGTCGAGATTAAAACACCAACAACCAATGTATCAGGACGTTCAATCAAAAAGACATGATACCATGTGTTGGCCGCCAAAGCTGTCCCGGTGTCAAGCGCACCATTGCCTGATCCTGCTGCCCACGCCGCGTTGCAGTTCTTCTTAAAGCCAGCAGCAGACAATACCATCATTGCCGAATTGTCGTCTGATGCAGCCGCCCCAGGCCCAACATCAAGAACTGTAACCGGGGTTGTGGCATCATTCGCTAAGGTCAATCCGCTAAGATGATTCGGCAAAATGAGTGCAGCGGCCGAAACTGCTGCGCTGGTGAGATCGACATTAACAGTTAACGCTGTGCCGCTATAAGCGGTGACCAATCCCTCCATCCACTGCGTGGGATCTGTCTGGTAGGCTATGCGCGCGCGCGCGCCAACAGTGTAGGCGAGCCCTGCTTGGGTTGAAACTGTTACCGGTCCAGTCCCTATCGCAACGGTGTCGGCGCTCGTCGCCTCATAGCCTGGACCAGCTGGACCCGGTGGACCGGGCGAACCTGCCACCGCATTTTGCAGCACAAACGCAGTGGTAGCAACCTTGGTCGAGTTGTCCGCACTCGGTGGCGTGGGCGCTGTCGGTGTACCGGTGAGAACGGGTGTATTCAAAGTCGCATTGTTGACCGTGCCACCGGTAATCGCTACAGCGCTGGCGTTCTGGGTGCTCATCGTTCCCAGCCCGTTAATCGCTGTGTTAGGTATTGTCGGCGACGCGGTCATCGCCGCCGCACCATTGCCCATCACGTAGCCGGTCAAGGTGGCTGCGCCAGTGCCGCCCTTGGGCACGCCGATTTGATTGACGCCAATGGTGACCGCCCCACTGCCACCACCGGAAAGGCCATCCTGCACCGTGACGTTGGTGACACCAGACGACACTGAGCTGATGGCTGAGTGCACCCAGGCTGTGGTGGCAATCTGGGTGCTGGCGTCGCTCGGGGCCGGATTTGTGGGCGCTGTTGGGGTGCCAGTGAAGTTTGGACTATTGATTGGCGCCACCTGCACCCAAGTGACATTCTGACGACCGTAAGCCTTGCCGTCAGATGGTGCTTCCGGAATGCCACCCCCGCCGCCACCGCCAGTCGCCTCCAAGTTGCCACCGTTGAACGCCAGCCCAATACCAATCGTGACGGGCGACCAGGCAGCGTTGTCACTGCGGTAATAAATCACATTCGTTTGGTTCAAATTTGACAGCGCAGTGAGATCGTCATTCAGTGGCTGGTAATAACTTATCCAATCATCAATTGGCACCAGCGAGGGAACATCAATTGGCGGTGGCGGCTGCACTGGGCCAACCGGCGCCAACGGGCCACGATTGATGACTGTGATGTTCTCAATCGTCATTGCGCGTGATGCCCTCAAAGATGGTCAGATCAAACTGAATGGTGACGCGGCGGAAACCGTCTGCGATCGCGACGATGTCACCGATATATTGGGTTGGCTCCTGAACCTTCATGCGCTCATAATTAATGTTGATCAACAAAAAGCCATAATTGGGCGACAAGCCAACGCTCAAAGATTGATCGTCAGTAGACCCGCTGAGCACAACTTCATGATAAGGCGCCTGGCGCCGGATTTCCATTTCAAAGGTGATGCCTGTTAGATCAACTTGTTCGGTTGGATCGGTTGAGCCGTCATCAATCACATAACAAATTGACTCCAGCCAATCCTCATTGTTGCCAGTGAGGATTTCCAGTTGCGTCAGCGGCAGTGCAAGAATATTGGTCATGAGAGCGGGACATAAGGTGATATGACGGTAGGCCAATGGCTATCGTCTGTGGGATCTACCGGCAGCGCGGAAAGCACCATAGCATTAGCTATGTTGCGCACTGCATTGACATAGTTCCAACAACGATCAACTTCGGCCTTGCGCGCCTGCTCCGCTGCCGGCCAAGTTGTCGTGTCTGCGCCATAAGTGGTGATATAACCGTTGATCTCAGAATTAGAATTGCGCTGTGAATATTCTGGAAAGGTTGTGGTGATGCGTCGGTTGGCTTCATAGCTCACTGTTTGCGTCGGATTATCGGCGCGCCAATTTGTCTGCAGCACCATTGTGGATGATTGCAAATACGGAATCACTTTTGGTATCACCATGGCATCGGATACGCTCAATACCGTCCAGGCCGCCAGCATTGCAGTGGGTGGATAAACAAACCCATCAGGAAAACTCATCATTATCACAGCAGCTTCGTTAGCTGCTCCAGTCAAACCACTGCGAGGAGTAAAAACTTGCATGATGAGCCCCTGTTATTAGCCGCCGATAAAGTTGAGCGCTCCTAGATTGCCCTGAACATTCCAAGGCGGTGATGACGCGCCGACCGTGCACTGAACAAGTGTGTTGGTCGAATTTGCTAGAGCATAAAGATCGAGTCCATTAGCAGAATATAAAATGTAGGTGTGCCATATCTGGGCATTGGCTCCGCTAAGAGTTGTCATTCCGGTGCCGCCACTGCAAGTAACAGCATTATAATACAAAAATACAAATCCAGGCACCCACAGATTTCCCTCATAGCCTCCAAACAGGCCACAATAATAAAGCCCAACCATGCGCCCAGCCACTACGTTGTAGACAGTGTTGTGACTGAAGAAACAATTTGATGCCGTAACGCTACAGCCCTCATTAGCGTAAATTCCGGCTTGACAGCCCCAGATGCTGACGTTGTAAAGCTGGATGTTGTAGCCCAATCCCTGACCAACGCCAATCGTTTCCCACTGTTCGGTTGATGGCGGAGGCGGTTGCGGGCCAGTGATCAAAAGGTCTTTGATCATTGGCAAGCCCGGTCCAGTATTATCAATTCCATGCGCTAGTTGCAACGGCACATAAGGGCAGCGCACTTCTGTCCCGTACCTAGTGCGCAGCATATTGATATTGTAAATTGCATCCTGCGCAAGAATTGCCGGTGTGCCGCCGTTCTGCGCAAAATCAGTGGTTACCGGAGGAGAGCCAATCATAGTGCCTGCAATACAAAGCCGAGAAGCACTAGGATGAGAAACTGTGAAATTTCCATATGCACCAGGAATCATTTTCAATGTAACGTATCCATTAGCGCCAATCGACTTGCGCCGAATGGCATTCAGTGCTGTAGGCACATCGAGAAACTGCTGTCCAGACCCACACATATATTGAATGTTAGCATTGATCTCCGGATTAGGCGCGAAGTACAAATTGCTACCATCATAAAAGAAGATCACCACATCACCAACATGAATATCCCCTTGCAGCATTATGCCGCCGCCATTAGGGGCAAGATTGAATGTTGGGGTTATGGCATTGATGTTCATCACCGTTGGGCCAGGATTGGTGTTGGCAATCTTGACCGCAATCATGTCGCCCGCCGCCAGCACTGTGATTGCAGGAGTGAAGTTGGCTGTGATGATGCCTGGCGTCTTTGACGAGTCAACGCAATATGGAATCTTGACATTAAAAACCTGTGGAGGCCCAAGCGAGGGCGCGCCAATGAAATTAACAAGCTGAAACACAGTACCGTCATAAAACATTCCCGCGAGGCAACCCGCAGGCAGCTCGCCCTGCGCAAGGTCTGTGCCATTCATCTTCTTGATACGCACCACGCCGGCGCCAGCGTTGATGGTGCATGGCCCATTGTTGGTGTTTTTCACCAGCACGTGCAGTGGCAACCCTTTTGTGTAAGCCGCGAGTGGCGGATCGCAAGCAACTGATAAAGCATTAACCGAACCTGTGTCTTCCACATAATTCAAAAACTGCGAACGCACGCCCTCGGCCATTTGTTGCAGATCGCCATCGTCTGGCACAATGCCACTTTTGGTGATGACAGCTACGATTTCCCGCATTGGCTCTTCAAAAGCCGCTGCTGGCGGGATTGAGCCTTGAATGCCCTGCGAGGGATCACCATTGATGTAATGGGCATCCGGGTCTGTGGTAATACCATATGGCGGAACATACTTCACGATATCCTCCTACGGTGTTCCTTGCATTGGTCCACCAGCTGCTAGACTTGAAAAGTCGTAAATGAGCTCAGTCTGCGCCGGTTTCCAACGTTGGAATAAGCAAGCGAGATCGTCCGGTGTTCTAACCTCAACGTGGTGGTCCACTCCCGCTTGGCCAGCCGATGCGCGGAACCAAACAACCTTAGCGGTCCCAGGTTCGATGGTCCAATAAAAGCGCATGTCAGGGGAGCCAATCTCCCATCGATAATACCCGGATTTGTCGTAAGCCATGCGCGTGTCGCCACAATGACTGATGCCAGCCATGAACGGCGCCCACTCATGAAATGATGAATCATGAACAATGCCATTTGCATCTGTCCACTGGTCCATGTGGACTGGAACCCCGAGCCAATTCGCCACCCACTGAAACCATGCACGGCTCTGTCCACCCAGCAGCGTCATCACCAGGACAAGCATACGCTGTCGCTCGCCAATGGTTGTGGCTGTTGGAAAACAAGCGTCTGGCAGACCCCATGCGCGTTCCCAGTCTGGTAACAACTCTAAGGTGTAACGTGGATCACTCTCCCGCTCCAGCAGATCGCCTGCTCGCCCATCAACATAGCCCCAGTATTGCGACAGCCCATCGCACGCTCGCACCAATGTGCTGTCTGGCGCCTTGGGCCATGCCTGACCTTGGGGCAGCAATGTGAGAAATGCTTGAGTGTAATCGTCGCCAGAACGGCGGATGTGTCGGTCACGTGTATCAATCGGCCTGCGCGGTGGCCGCGCATATGCCTGACTGATGCCACTCGCGTCGCCAATCCCATCTGCTGCGCCCGTCGAGGCACTAAGAATAGTGCTGACCGCATTGCCGCCTCCGATGCCTGGCGCATTGCCAACCCCGGTCGCAGCAGTGGCTGCGATGGAAGTGGCATGTCCAGTGCCTGTGGCCGCTGCATTGCCTGTGGCAAGATTTGCTGTGCCCGCCAGCCCAGGAGCGTTCGCAGCGCCTGTTCCAATTGCGTGGCCTGCCGCCTGAATGGCATTGCCTGATGGCCCAACGGCACTACCGTTACCGACAGCATAGCCAACAGCACTAACTATCGGTTTGCCGACCGCACTGGCAGTGCCTGTGCCAGTTGCGCGGCCTGTCGGTAAAGCGAAACTCGCTGCGCCTGTGCCAGCCGCATGGCCCACCGCTTGAATGGCGGTAGACCCGACGCCACTCGCTATCCCCGATCCGCTAGCAATGCCAACAGGAGCCGTAGAAGCAACGCCCGGTGCCGCCGCAGTGCCTGAGCCTATTGCTGCCCCAACAGCCATCAATACTTCTCAACTATTGCTCTTGCTCTAGCCATGCGTTCCTTAACGATCTCTGGGTCGCGCTGCCCATCGGCATAACACTCAGCCACGGCCGCAGCCATCGCATTTTCTATAGCTTTAGCTAATTCTTCACGGCCGCCAAGTGCCTTCACTGCAATGCCAACCGCCTCAACCCGTTGCGGCCGCTCTGACTTCAATCGGTCCGGCAACCCAGAAGGCAGATTGTGCTCTGTCAACCAATCGTGCGAATAGTAGCGCGCCTGATTTGGCAAAAACTCCGCTTGCGTACGCGCGTGATGCAGTGTGGCCAGCGCCTCTGCATCATCCTTGGGTTGCGGCAGTTGCGGAGCAAAATGCTGCCAGAGCGTGCGGACACCCGCAATATCCATGTCACGCAAACAGCGCTGAAATGCGGATTGCCAGCTCATGATAACGTGATCGTAGTCGCATTGGTCAGCACCGGCACAACGCCGTTGCCGCAAACAATGTTAGGCGTGACTGTGCCCGACCAAAGAATTGGCGCTGCGCCGGCAATCGTCTTGCCGGTTGAAAAATTGGTCACTGTTCCAGAACCACCCGTGCCGTTTGGAAAGTTGATGCTGGCTACAGGCGAGCAACTCGCTGGACCAGCACCAGTGACTGTCCATCCAGCAGTGGTGCGGACCACGCTGGATCTGGCGTAGCCGGTGTAAGCCACTTCACTGGTTTGCATAGTGCCCCCAGTGCCTGGATCGGCCGTATGCAATGCAATCGAAACGCTTGTCTGCGGAGTGGACGCCGCATTGTCAGCATAATTCGCCCAAGCTGTAGCGTTAAAGATCAATTGCAGAATTGCCGTCTCAGTCGCGCCTGCGATAGCCATGATCGACTCCTGTTGTTAACCATAAATGATATCCCCCAGCACCGCCATATTGCCAATGCTTGGCATCACATCATCCGTCCAATTGCCAAGATCAAATGACATCACATTTGCGGTGTTCATTATAGCCTGCGCCTTCCAAACTGCAAATATCGTCTGCCCTGGTTTGGCCAGATTGAACAGCATGTCCAGCAGGCTCTGCTCAATGGCCGCGCGCGTCTCATCATTGTCTGGCACAAGGTTGGATATGCTGACATTGATGAATTGTTTGATTGGCGCGACCACAAAGAAGTCTTTGACCGCGACCGGCCGCACCGAATCGAGATAAGCTTGCACGGTCGCGATGTCGAAATCATTCGGCCAGCCATCGTTGCTGGCGCGCAAATCATCCATCAAAAAACGCACCGTGACTGTGCCGATGCCCATCTCCAACGGCATGCACCAAGCTCTTGTCACCCCTGCGACCCCCTTAGCCCAGCGAACATAATCGTTCGCCGCGCCACCCATTGGTGGCTGACGAATGCGTTCAAGCACTCTAACGCGTAACTCATCATCTGTTTCAGTGTCTGTGCCCCCATCGACAATGACAACAACTGCATCTTGAACATTCAAAATACTAGGATTGAATGACATTGTGTCGCCAGGATTGAGATTGCCCATCGTGCCAGGATCCAACGCCCGCACCTGACAAGGAACCGGAATCAAATTGGGCGCTGTGACAATCTCCTGCAGGGTCTCATAAGCCATGGACCCACCGCCAGTGCCACTCATAATAGCAGACAGTTGCGAATAAATTGGTATTGTGATGTACGGCAACGCTGCGGTTATATTTACCGTGCCGCCGGAGAGCGTAGCCAACTTGCGCCCAGTTGTGCCATCAGCATTGACAAGCCAAATGTCTCCGTGCCGGTCCAACCATTCCGTCTCGGCCGTGTCTGGTATTAGCTGCAATGCCAGCCAATCAATATATTGCAGCGTGAGATGACACAACGCTCCTTGACTGTCCGACAACACACGCAACACGGAGTTGGGCACCAGCGCGTCTGCGCCTGGCAAGGAGCCGCGAATGTTGTCGCGGACCAGCGACCTCACATCCTTTAAAGTTGGTGTCTGCCAAGGCATTATCTTTTCCTCGCCAGTGGCGCTGACTCTGGACTAATCACTTTGCCAATGTTGTAATTAGGATCAACCACATCAATTCCATCCCACAAAATCTGATAGCGCAACTCAATCTCAAGCGCTGGTCCACGATAAATGCGCACCAACGCATCGATCTGCTCCTTGCCTATGCGTGTGGCTTGGACCCGGAATTGCGAGCCAATGCGCAGTGCGATGAATGGCTGGATGGCCTCACTGATATATTGCTCCACGCGCTGCACTGTCGCGCCCTCCCAGGCCTCTGGCCCAGTGATCTTGGAGCGCTTAAGCAACCACAGCTTGCAACCAATCGGCCAACCATTCCAAATCTCATCAGCGTCCAAGTCACCCCACCAACCCGCGCGATCTGTCGAATCAGGATCGGGCAATAAATCGTCTGGACCCGCTAAACCGTCAGTGCCCAATGCTACGATCACTGCTGTGGCCAGCGCCTGGGTATCGTCCAAGGTGCCATCGCCCAGAAGGTTCCAGTCCATGGTGACTGAATATTTCGGGAACCAAGTATTCTGGACTAACCTGATGTCTGGCATTTCACCATCCCGCTGTCACGTCGTAGTTGATTGTGGCATCGACTGTGGTCAGATTGTTTATCTCATTGATCTTGATGTTCTGCGTTGTGTGCAGCCCGAGCCGTCGTGCAGCCATCCCCGACATCATGCCATTGACCTCGGCCCGCGCCAATGACACCGCCACCGTCGCGCCGCTAGGCAACCACTGGACGGTGGCCGTGCCGGGCAGCGCCGCAATGGCTAAAGCAGTAAGCGTAGGGTCATCAGTGTCCCAGTTGAAGCTGCCTGCTGCAACCGTATACGGAAACAAAGCAGTGCGCTTAGAGAGGAAAAGTTCTTCCACCAATTCAACCTGAATCTGTTGCGCCTGAACCAATGTCAAACCCGGCAACAGACGCATGAATTGTTGAAACAGCGGCACATAAGGCACAAGGTCATAAAACCGTTCACGCAGACCATTCAAATTGTCACTATTGCTATCTTGCCTTTCAATCTCTCCCCGGCCTTCGCGCCACTGAATCATCCAAACATCAGGTGTCAATGACGAAAAGTCCATTCCCCCATAAACTAAGGAGTTGTCAACTGAGAATGCTTGAAAATCAGTATTGAGCCACCAGATCATGTCTTGCAGAAACCGTCTTTTCTAACAATGATGGGCATCTCTGAGAAACAACCATTTGCTGTGTAAATAGAGCTCCCATTTTTAATGTGAGTGTGATCAGAGGTTGCCTGCGCCGATTTCTTACGGTCACCGGCCATGTAAATTGACGAATCGCTATCGCGTGCGCTGGTATAACCATTACCGTTTCTTGTGGTTGTTTCATTCTTATCCATCTGGTGCCAAACAGTTGAATCCTCCTTGTGCAATGTCTTTTGTCCCGTCGATTGACCACCACCGCTGGAGCCAGAGCCGTTTCCTCCACCGCTG